ATGACGGAGCTTATGGCTAATGTCGAGTTTGCTTAATACAATGTGGAGAATATGGGCTAAAACAATTGGCAGTAAAATTGGCGATACTAAAGAAAGTGATATTGCTGCTATTTTAAGAACAGTTTGGGTTATAACTCACCTTGTGGCATGTTTCTTTATTATTGCACACAATGGTATAAAATTAGGATGGTTTTAATGTGGAATAAATGTAGTGATAAAATGCCTGAAATTGGCCAACGACTTTGGTATTACTTTAAGCCTGTTGGTAGATGGCGTGGAACCTTTGAAGGATACTATGTATCTGAAAAAGGTGTAACTTATAATGGTATGCATATTTTTGTTAATGATGAGCAAACTGGGTTTTTAACTGGTGATGTTACTCACTGGCATAATGACCAAGAGGAGGTTCCAAATGAACCCGTTTGAATATCTAAATGCTATCAACAACACCAAAAAAGATCTTATGGTGGATGAAGAAGCTGAAAAGAAGTATAATGCATTTATGGTTAATAGAGGTCTATCATACTTTTATGATACGGCTTTACTAGCTAATGAAATGAATCGTAATCACCACTTGGATAATCGCCTCCAATTCGATTTTCTTATAAATACAATTAGAAAACAAAAGCGTTTTAGCAAGTGGTTGAAAGCTGATAAGACTGACTCATTAGAAGCAGTCAAAGAATATTATGGTTATAGCAATGAAAAAGCTCGCCAAGCTCTCACCTTACTAAACGATGAACAGATTAATGTATTGAAACAAAAGGTGACTAAAGGTGGAAGATCAAAATAACGAAGTACAGGAGTGGACCCCAGCTATGATGCTGGAAGTCGTGCTTAATGAACCAGATGATTTTCTTAAAGTGCGTGAAACACTTACTCGTATTGGCGTAGCATCTCGTAAAGATAATATGCTATATCAATCTTGCCATATCTTACACAAACAAGGCAGGTATTTTATCACACACTTTAAAGAACTCTTTTTATTGGATGGGAAACCATCTAATCTTATGGAGAATGATATTGAACGTAGGAACACAGTTGCGACGTTACTGTCGGACTGGGGACTTATAACTATTGTCAACAACGAGCAAGCAAAAGAAAAAGCTCCATTACGACAAATCAAAATCATTTCCTATAAGGATAAAGATCAATGGCAACTTTGCCCCAAGTATAATATTGGAACAAATAAGTAGTCATAGATTGCAAGTAAGTAATTTGCTTGTATAAATAAAACTGGATGCCGCGCAAGCGGGTCCTTAATATAACCTTGCTTAAGTCATAGGAGGTAACACATGACAGGTAATTTCGCATATCCACGAAACGCATTTTTAGGTTTCGATCACATCTTTGATAGGCTTGAATCAATTCAGGCTCATGCAAAGGATACATATCCCCCACATAACGTAGTTAAAGTCAATCAAATGAACTACATTGTCGAGCTCGCAGTAGCTGGATTTAATGAAGAACATATTGATCTTGAAGTAAAAGACCACGTGCTTACAATTACTGGAGATCGTCCTCAGCGGAGATCACAGGATGAGTATGTTCATAAAGGGATTAGTGCTCGTAAGTTTAGTAAATCGTATCGCTTAAGCGAATACACGGAAGTCACTGGTGCAGAAATGAAGGACGGGATTCTCACTGTCAATTTAGAAGTGATCCTACCGGAAGAGAAGCGACCTCGTAAAATCAAAATCAATTCTAATTACGAGGAAAACAATGACAGCAATAGCACTACAGAGCCTGAACTTCTCAGGGAAAATACTTGAGAAATTTCTCAATTCGATTAAAGCCACTCTCAGGAGTATGATGATTGGTTATATGATTGGTCGACAAAAGTCTGCTAATCGTATGATTGCCGAACAACTTATTTGTGAGTATCGAGGCCATACAGTGGAATCACTTACGGCTGAGCTTAATGCTAAAACATTAAGAGACTATCAATGATTGGTCTATTAAAAAGGTGGTGGAAGACTACTAGGATGAGTCCTATTGAAAGGTACCTAGCACAATCTTCCGACTTAGTTGAATTGGAAAGGCGCCAGCGTCAACTTCAATTGAAGGGATTCAAGCTATGAGATCATTCATGGCTAGTATCTTAAAATCATTTGAAGCGCATAGGTTAGCATCAGTCGGTAAGTTTGACGAAGCTAGAGACCTTATGCTTGGTAAATAAATATCTTTGAGAGCCGTTTCGGCGGCTCTCATTCTTTATAACATGGGAGTCTATATTATGGACAATATTAAAATCGTACGTCTTACAACAGGCGAAGAGCTTATTTGCTCAACTAAAGTTTCTTCTACAGGCTACACTCTTAAAGATGTGGCAATCCTAATACCAACACAAAACAATCAACTAGGTTTAGCTCCATTCATGGCGTATTCAGATGCTAAAGATGGAATTGAAACACAATCTAAGAATGTTATGTTTGTTGTGGAACCTGTAACTGAACTTAAAAACCAATACCAACAAATGTTTTCAAAACTAGTAACACCTGCAAATAGTAAGCTAATTGTGTAAAAAAGTCCTTTACATTTGCGTAAAGATGTGATATAATATACTTACATTATGGAGGTTTACCCTATTGAAATTCTATACATCTATTAATCGTTATGGCAATCAGCTTCTTTACCGTGGTTATGAAAATAATCAGCAAGTAATGAAGAAGATTAAATATGAACCAACACTCTACGTCAAGTCACAAAAGCCTGAAACTGGCTTTACTAGTCTTGATGGTGTAGTAATTGAACCACGTCTATTTGATAATATGCGTCATGCTCGTGATTTTGTAAAAACATATGAGGATGTTGACAGCTTTAACATCTATGGTTCTACCAACTATGTGAATGCATATATTGCTGAACAGGAAGAATGGAAAGACGATATTGAGTTTGATCGTGATCGTATTAATATCACTTCAATTGATATCGAAGTCCAGTCTGATAACGGGTTCCCAGAGCCTGATGAGGCTGCACAACCTATTATCTCTATTGCATGCAAAAACAATATTGACAATGTCTATTTTGTCTGGGGTTTTGGTGACTATGATGTCTCAAAATCTATTATGCAAGACTGTGAAGTCGTCTATCGCAAAATGGATAATGAAATCCACTTATTGTCTGACTTTCTTAAGTGGTGGAACTCACCAGCGCATTGTCCTGATGTAATCACAGGCTGGAACGTACGTGGGTTTGATGTGCCATACATGGTAAATCGTATTACTAAAATCCTAGGTGAAGGCCAAGCCAATCGTCTCTCACCTTGGGAACACGTCAATGAACGCGTTATGAAGTTCAAAGGTCGTGATCTTACTACTTATGAGTTGTATGGTATTGTCACACTTGACTATATGGATATGTTCAAAAAGTTTGGATATGCGTATGGTCCACAAGAATCGTATTCACTAAACCATATCTCACACGTGGTACTTGGTGAAAAGAAACTGTCTTATGAAGAACATTCTTCTTTGTTTGGTTTGTACAAAGCTGACTTCCAAAAGTTTATCGATTATAATATTAAAGATGTTGAGTTAGTTGATCGCCTTGAAGATAAAATGGGTCTTATTACTTTGGTAATGACTATTGCATACAAAGCTGGTATTAACTATATGGATACGTTTGGTACCACATCAATGTGGGATACTATCATCTATCGTACTCTTGCTAAAAAGAATGTATTTCCAAATATTCAAAAGATTCCTGGTAACACTGACTATGTAAAAGCTGGCAGTGTAGAAGGTTCTTTTACTCATGATACAACCAATGGAATACGCAATGGTGAAAAGAAAGATCCTGGTTTTGCTGGTGGCTATGTTAAAACGCCACAGGTTGGTTTGCATGAATGGGTTGTATCTTTTGATCTAAACTCACTGTATCCTAACTTAATTGTCCAATGGAACATGTCACCCGAAACTATTATATCTGGTACTACACTTGGTGTAACACCTGACACGTGCCTTGGTGGCTACAATACTGAAAACCCAGACAAATCTACATCTATGGCTGCCAACGGTGTTCACTTTAAGAAAGATACTGTTGGTGTTCTACCTTCTTTGATTATCGACTATTATGCTGAACGCCGTATCATTAAAGATAAAATGCTTGCTGCCCAACAAGAACGTCAGGGTATTGACCCAAGCCAAAAGCAAGAAATCTATCGTATTGAACGTGATATGAACCGGTATGAAAACCAGCAAATGGCTATTAAGATTATGATGAACAGTCTTTATGGCGCACTTGGTAACAAGTGGTTTCGTTATAATGACATATCTATGGCTGAAGCTATTACACTATCTGGTCAAATGGCTATTCGTTGGGCTGAAAAGACAGTTAACAAACACATGAATAAGTTACTTGAAACTGATAAAGACTATGTCATTGCAATCGATACTGATTCGTTATATGTTAACTTTGGTCCATTGGTTAAGAAACTGAATCCAAAAGATCCAGTAGCTTTCCTTGACAAAATCTGTTCTGAAAACTTTGAAGATGTTATTAAAAAGTCTTATGCTAAAATGTTTGATCAAATGGACTGTGCTCGTCCTCGTATGGAAATGGGCCGTGAGGTTATTGCAGATGTCGGCATTTGGACTGCAAAGAAAAGGTATATCCTAAATGTTCACAACAATGAAGGTGTGGCTTATGCTCAGCCTAAGCTCAAGATTATGGGCATTGAAGCAATTAAATCCTCAACTCCGTCTCAGTGT